CCTGATTGCCGTCCTTCTCGACTGTCTCTCTTTGATGCTGGCGATTATGCTGGCGTTCTTCACTATCCCGGGAGGATCGCCTCTTGCGATCACAGGGCTGGTCCTACTCTACCAGATTCTCCACGATATTCTGTTGTATACATTTGTGATTACTCCACTCCCCAACGGAGAAAATGAGATCATCGATCTGTTCCGGACGTACGTGAACCGCGGAGGAGTGGGACCACTCATCGGTGATTCGGTCTTGATTTTATCCATCATGGGTCTGTTCTATGCCATTCGCAAGATTCCGACAGAGATCCAGATCTTCAACCTCCTGCTCGGTATCTATGCCGTGACGTACTCTGTCTACTCTTGATCGTTCACCCAAGATGCTGCAAACGTATGTGTTGCGAACGCGTGGGGGAAATCGTCATTCCAGTAGAGGTAGTGAGGTGGTAGAAGGAGGTACTTCTCTCCTGTCCTAGGAGCAACACGCACAGCTTCTCCCAAAAGACGAGGACCCGTTACCAGGTGGATTTCCCGAGTATTCACTAGAATCGTATAGCATAATTCACACGCAGTCTGCATAATTGGATGGTGGGGGGTCATAGCAAAAAAAGCATTGGCAATAAACGCCCAACTTATATCAAGTTCGTGACAGAGTATTGCGTCTGCACTCGTATGAACAATGAGATCCTCGAACGACCGTTTCGGAATAAAGTCGGTATCAACATAGATTCCGCCGTACTTCTCAATAATATGGTATCGCATAATATCTGCTTTCTGGGCTCCCATCCATGCATATCCTATAAGCGTAACTATGGGCTCTGGAAATTCACCTGTGTGGATATCTTCGTTTGTCCACAGACGTACTGTCCAGGTTGGCATAAGTTCCTTCCATTTTTGGATATATAGATCAACGTAATCTGGACGCGGCTTATCTCCAACCCAAATTAAGTGAAGCAGACGAGGTATCTTTGGAGTGTGTGCAACTGGAAACATATGATCTGCCGGAAGACAGTTCATATGTTGAAGAAGTTCTTGTGGATCCATTATGTGTTTTCATATCCACAGATCTTTAAATACTCTGAATGAACTCCCACTGCAAGTACTCACAAATCTTCTTCCAGATCGTGTCGTGCTGAATCAGACGATCACGGGATTTGAGAAGCGGGAAGTGGACCTTGTACTCGTCCAGCTCCAGCAGCTCCAGGAATTTGTAAATAATGTAAGAATACGACAGGAAGTTTCGGCGTTCGTCAGGGCAGTAGAGAAGGTAGGGTGCCTGAACCTCCTGGAACATCGCACGAATCTTGTCCTCGATCTCTGGCGTGATCGTAGGAGGAGGATTGCCGTTCAGCCTAGAGAGAATGTGAGCCGCATGCTCGTAGTACCGGTTCCGACCCAGTTTCTTCAAGATCTCGCGGATATTCTGTTCGGTCAGGAGAGCGATATTATCTATGCGTCGCTTTTTGATTTCGCAGATGACTTCGTTCATAACATCGTCGGGGATCTCAGTGCTCTCCTTCGCCTGAAACTGGTTCAGGATCTCGTTCAAGTGATTCTGCTTTTTGTAGGCGTAATTGTTCCGCTCCTTAGGGGGATCGCGGAAACTGGGGAAGTCGGACACTACGAGGGCATACTCTTCCGACCCGCACTTGGGGCAGACCAGGATACCTTCGGATGTGATCTCTTCGCGGGGGATATTGCAGGGGGCACAGTGCTCCGCCATCTTCTTGATATTGTCCGCGTTCTCGGCGATGTTCAGACCGTTTGACAGACCGCGACGAGAAAGGTACTCGTCAAACATCTTCTTCTTGGACGGACCTGCCGATGTCTCAGTAACCGAAAACAGTTTGTCAAATGTCCCCGGAATCCGCGATCCAAAATCGACTTTGGATGTGGTCTTCTTTCCAGGTGGAGCGTAGTAATCTAGCATGAGATCACCGCTGTCCATGTAATACTGCTGAATATCCCGCTTTTCGCGTACATTCTCAATAGTTTTTGCTAGAGCATCGCGTTCACCTTGCAGCTTTGATTGACGCATGACATCGTCGAATTCGAACGGGCTGAACGGTCCTTTCAATTCTTTATCAAGCTCTGCTAACTTCATCTCCAACACTCGCACCGATTCATCAGACGAACCAGTGTGGAGCTCATCCACGTACTTCTCGTGCAGAGAATCTAGAGTACCAATCTGATCTCTACATCCTTTAGATCCACTACCATCTCGAGTCTTCTTCACCTTGAATACATCCGAGGACATCGACTATCTTATTGTCCTCTCGGGATTCTTCCGTAAGTTATTTCATCAATATGTATCCGATAAATACCATAACTGCTGCACCGAGAGTAAGATATGAGACCGGGTCAATGTAGTCAACTGGCATGGGAGCTTGGTACAGGTTTTCCTGAAAGTTCGCATACTTCTCGCCAGACGCGTTCACCCCTTTGACAGGATCTTTGCTCGCACTTGCCGCTGGCTTTGGCATCTTTTCCGCCGCCTTCTTATCAGCCGCATCCTTGGCAGCCTTCTCTGCTGCCTTCTTTTCAGAGTCAATCATTGCCATCAGAGACGATGTCTCTGACGCCGTAGCGGCACGACAAGGGGTAATATTGAACTCCAGTGACGGCGATATAAACCGAGTCTGGGTTCCTTGGTATACTCCAGTCTGTATATCGGTGACGGGGCAGGTATACGCTATACATGGCGGCACTCCGTCAAGTACCAGACCGTTCATGAGTTTGAGTGGGTTCATAGCCGCAATATCGCCACCCATCGCAGGAATAATGCCGTCAAACCCGCTTCCCGACACCGCTTTGGAAAAACTGGGACCAAGAACCGCCGCTGCGTCGTCCATGCCCATACGGTTGTTCGTATAAGAGTACCGCGGAACAACCGGACCGTCTCCTTTATCGTTACCCTTATCGTCCTTGGTTCCAGGGGTACGGCACATACCACCTGTATCCTTGAAAAACTGATTTCCAGATTTGGGACCTGTAATAAGATTATCGACGTATGTTTTTATCGCATTCGCGTTGGTTCCCACCTGGTCCATCGTCCCTGCGTCGCCAACATTTAACTTGGCGGGAGACTGGACGGTCTGGAGATAATCGTAGGACGGACCAAGGGCCTGGTCGAGAACAGCATTTCCAGCTGCCATAGGATCGTCATTGGCAGATGTGATCGCGGACTGAACGGACGCCCACATACCTTACTACTTATTCTTTCCGCGAGATCCAAATTCTTCCAGTTGTTCTACGAAGCTTGGGTTCGTCATGACGCACGGTCGTTGCTTTGCCATGACCTCGACCACCTTCTCCATCGGGATCCCGAACCGTTTGTGTAGGTATGCAGCCAGAAGGGTAGCCGACCTATTCATTCCTGCCTGGCAGTGGACGTAGACGCACCGACACCCTGGATCCCGCAGGAAGATGTCCATGACCTTCTCAAAGGTATCGTAGTAGTCCCGAATGAGCGGGAATCCCACGACATCATCGGCTCCTAGGGAAATGTACCGACTCGGACCGACATGAGTCGACGCCCAAGCGGGACAGGCAGACTTCTCTGCACAGTTGAGTATGTGTGTAACCCGATGGTTACGAACGAACCTGGGGGTCAGGTGAATCCCAGGACCAAGAAGAATGCGATCAAACACAGCTGCGATTGGATCGTATACGGGTCCGCGAGATCGGTGGCGATTCTTATCTAAGATCGCCTGGAGCATCTATACTTACTATTCTTTCAAGACATAAACCGTTCCGATTTATACTAGACGAGCGGTTGGAGGATGACCTGAAGAATGTACACGAGAACAACTCCCAGACCGCCAAGGCATGCTGCACCGGTGAGTGAGACGACACCCGAACCGCCGTAAGCGTTCGGAATGTAGCGGAGAAACAGGGATTGTACGGGGGTGAGTGAGATCACAAAGATCGCACCGAAGATAGCAACGTAAGTCATAATAGACTTCAGGACGCTCTTGGCGGCACCGGGATGCATCGGGGCAACCTGCGTCGGCGGAGGAGGAGTGTAAATAGCTGCTGACGTCCCAGGTGTGATCATTTGAGGGTAGGTAGTGGCAGATGGCAGAGCCATCGCCGGCTGCTGAGATCCTCCCGGGGGCATCAGTTGGTCTAGAGGGGTAGCGTCCATTTGTATATGTATTAGAGCGAAACTCTCGCTGCCGGGCATGACGCATCATCCACCCGGAAACGGTAGCACTTGCCATCTACGCGTGTCACCATCTCCCGAATCTTTCCCGGCGGAATAGCAGACACATCGATTTCTGACTGCTGGCGGTGAAACATAAGGACAGCGAGCCCCAGCCCTACAACAAACGAAAAGAAGAAATTAGCTTCGGGTTTCTTTAGAACTGCTGCGACGTTCATTGCTTACATGTTAAGAAAATCAATACCGTCAGTGCACTGAACAGGATACGCTACCGCTCGGAAACATCCGTTCTCTACGTCTGCGTTCCTGAATACAATAGACGGGTTATGGATATCCGGGACAAGTTTATGCTTCGTCTGTGGCGGCACGAAGATGGTTGTCACAATCATACCGACTAGAAATCCCCCAAAAACCCAGAGGATGTTAAACATCAGTTGTTATAAGCCGAGAGTTTTGTAGACACGGTCAAGGGTTTCTAGATGGTCTCCGCTCCAGGTCATAATGAGTTTTCCAGGAGGAGTGGATATCGGACCGCCAAAGTACACGAAGAGAGTGGCAATATAAAAGAATGATTTTTGGTTATCAACCCACACAATCCGATCGTCGTCTATTGCTCCAACTATCTCCATGAATTCTGAACGTTGGTTGGGGTATCCGCCGACGAGAACCACAAACATCCTGTTTCTTCTTTATATTTACCGCTTCCGAGTTAAACGTGATACAGGGGTACGTTTCCGCTTAAGTGTCCGACGACGCTCATGCCCGCCTACCTTCTCCTGCGGGTAATTCAGCTCGAACTCGAATCGGAACGTCGGTCCAGTTGGGCGAGCTCCACCCTTCTTTTGCTTGACGAGTGTTGACCCGTACTTGAACTTGTCGATGGAGATAAACACGGTATCTCCGCCCATCTTGCGTTCAATCGGAATCTCCCAGTCTCCTCCGCCAGCGTTCCATCCTGTTCCCTTGGCGGCACTAGACTTCACGAACTCGTGAGATGGGAACTGGAGAGTGAAGGTCTGTCCCTGATGGTTCTTCTTGACGTCGGAGATATAGGATGTCAAACGCTTATCCTTGAATGCTTCCTCCACATTGTCATCATTGAGAAGTTTGAGATTGAGTTCTGTATCCACACTCCTGATGAAGTTGGTGACTGCGTCCCGGAATGTCGTCTCAAAGTTCTCGTCGATAGTGCCCGTGATATTCGTGGTGGCAGGAGCCACCGGGGGAGCAGCGAGTTCGGTGACGGGGGCAGTGTACCTAGATCTACGAGGAGCGAACGCGTCAAGCGATGTCATGACGCCCGCATCTATGGCGACGGTGGGTGCAGGGACGGCTGTTCCAGTGGTAGCGGGAGCAGGAGCTGCAGCAGGAGCAGGAGCAGGAGCTGGAGCGGCGGGAGCTACGTTCGGATTGAAGGCGTCTAGGGAAGCAGCGACCTCGGGAGCTATAGCGGGAGCTGGGACAGGAGGGACAACTTCACCCTGGACTAGGGGGGTATTGAAGACGGGGGCAACGGGGGATCCGAGAGTTCCGCGTTCAGTCAACAATCCTAGGCGTTCTTCGGCGGCTGCACGTGCAGCTAGACCTTCGGGGGTGGGAGCAAGAGGGTTCACGAGCTGAAGAGGAGCAGGAGCAGGAGCGGGAGCAGGAGCAGGAGCGGGGGCGGGAGAGGGAGCGGGAGCGGGAGCCTCCTCTGTATTCTGCTGAATGAGGGAACGAGATGCACTTGCAGAATTGGGTAGACGCTGTCCTTCCGGTGTACCACGCATTGGATTGGTAGCGACGAGACTACGACTGGCTTCCTGGTGCTGTAGAGCCGTATTCACCGGAGGCTGAGGAGCGTTTGCTGGAGCCGCTGCCTGTCCAGCCATTGCACCAACTGCTCCGGGAGCGACCGAAACCGGCTTGGGCGAGACATACCGGGGATCCTTCGTCGCCTTACGGACTTCCTCCAAATTTGCAGCCGAAGCAGCTAAACCTTCATCAACCTTCTGTTCGTCCTTTGCCCAGAGTGCGAGATCTGCATCTGCTTCGGTGGCATCAGCCTTAGCCTTGATTAGATCCTTGGCTATCTGAACCGACGTCTTAGCCAGAGCCTCCTTCCTCTTATTCGTTGACTTATCGCCCTTGGCAACTTCCTTGTCCAGGGTATCCTTAGCAGCAGCCGCGTCCTTCTCTAGTTTCGCGACCTTGTCGTTCGCCGCCTTTGCAGCGTCCCTGTTCTCCTTTAGTGTGGACTTGTACTTGGCGTGTGCCTTCTTCACCCGCTCGTGATCCTTCTCGGCTGCATCCAGTACCTTCTTTGCAGTCGCTTCCCACTTCTTCTTGACATCGGCTGCCATCT